CGGTAAGCTTCTTTAAGAATATTAAATCTAACATCGTGAACACAAATATGCTGGAAACAAATTACTGCAAACATTACATCATAAACATCATCTTCAATCATTGATAGATTATCTCCAGATGTTACATACAAGTTTGGAATTTCTATATTATTATGCTGTAAATTAACTCTAGCCTTTTCTAGGTTAACATCTGAAATGTCTACTCCATCAATTCTTTCAAACTTGCTATTAAATTTTACAATGTTTCTTCCTGGACCACATCCATAATCTAGTGCTACTAAGCCAGAGGTGTCAAAATCTTTAAAAAGAAACTCATCATAATCTTTCCAATTATTGTGAGCATCATATGATCCAACTACTGGATCTCTAAAATCCAAAGACCACTTAGCAGCATATTCATCATAGTAATCGTTTTGCATTTTTAAATAGTCTTTCTTACCTTTTTCCATTATATCTCCTTGTTATTTTCTAAAAAGTAATTTAAGTCTTCAGGGGTTCCAATTCCCCACATCTTATCAATAGTTTTCAATCTTACCTTTTTTCCATCTTCAATTGCTTCATTAAAAACAGGGCAAACATAAAATTCATTATTAGTTCTAATGTCTTTATCAATCATTTGATTTGCATACTTAACATAATCCGAACCATGCTTCCAGTAATATATTCCAACTGTTGCATTATCAGAAATTGGATTCTTTTCTGCTACCTCTGAAACAAAACCATCTTCGCCAACTTTTGCAAATGACCATTTTGGATGAGTTGCTTTAAATGAAAGTATTCCACCATCTATGTTGCTAGCACCAAACTCATACATTGCTTCATTTGAATCCCATTCAACATACTGATCTGAGTTAGCCATTAGTAATGGCTTGTCATTATCAATAAGGCTTTGTGCCAATAGGGTGGTACATGCAGCACCTTCAGTCATTCCATCAACAATAATTATGTCGCAGTCTGGGGCAATTAAATTAAGAAGCTGTTTTAAGTTATACTTTTCATAGTGATCTTTTTGAACTAAGAATATGTAATGTGCATCAATGTTTAAATTTTCAACAACTACCTGAATCATTGGCTTACCGTTAACCTCAATTAATGGTTTTGGAAATGTATAACCTGCTTGTGCAAATCTTGAACCAGCACCAGCCATTGGTATAAGAATATTCATTTCTTTATTGTTCCAAGGCACTTGTCCAGTTCTCTCTTTCTTTTCAAATTTTTCTATAAACTCTATGAATATTGTATCATTAAGATCGTAAGAATCTTTAACTGGGTACAGGTTTGCACCAGAACTTATAGCACCTTGCCTTCCAATGTGAGAGTCTTCTATAATTATTGTATCTTTTGGAAATGCATCTAATGCTACCATGCACTTCCAGTACATTTCTGGGTGTGGCTTTGGATGCCAGACATCCTCATTGCTAACAATGTAATCTACTAAATGAAGTAGCTGGATTCCGTGCAAAGACTTTATTATAGTTTCTCTAATACTATTAGATGCTACAGCAATTTTCCAACCTTCAGATTTTAGATATACCATAATGTTTATAGCGTTAGTATTTACTGGAAGGTTTTCAAGCATTAAAAAGGTTTCTTCTTGTTTATCTTTCCACACATTACTATGAGAATCTTGTGGCAAACCTTTTTCTTGAGTAAGCATAGAAAGTTTTTTCTTAGTATTTAAACCATCATACTTTGATAAATGCTCTTGATATGATATTTTATATTTTGGATCAACCTTTTCTAAGGCATTGTTAAGAGCTTTATAATGTAAATCTTTTGAATCAATTAACACACCATCTAAATCAAATATAACTAATTTATTACTCATCTTTGTGGACCTGCATGTCTATGCCACTTGTTATGTCTAACAATACTCTTTCCATTACATTTCATAACATACTTATTTCTTACCCTGTAAGACCATTCAACATCTTCTTCTTCATTCCAGCCAAGACTTTCATCAAGTGGTTCTTCAATCATAACGTGACGCTTTACAATAAAGAATCCGCCAGAGATGTACATATACTGTGTTTGTGTCCAGTCTTCATATCTTAAAGACCAAGCCCTTCCATGACCAGGCTTGTCCCACAAAGACCAGTCCATTGGGTTTCTTGCACCAGTAATTAAATACTGTGGACAAGAACAAATTTCCCAATCAGTTCCAAATTCAACAAAGTTTTTATACCAGTCTTTATCAAAGATATGGTAGTCGTGCATCAAAACTATATTTTCATACTTAGCTTCTTTTACAAGTATGTTTTTCTTTTTAGTAATCCATCTTTCTTTAACTGATTCATCAAAGTCAATTTTTCTAATATCTTCTCCATCAATACCAGAACTTTCTCCACCACCAACAAATAGTATTTCATATTCTGGGATATTAAGATTACGAATACTGTCTATGATCTCTTGAAGTCTTTGCTTATCTTCATAAACAGTTATGATTCCAAATGTCCATTGAATGTCATTCATTTACAAAGCCTGTCGCTATGACAGTTACTAGGATACCATCCTCAAGATCTGGATCTAATACTGTTCCAAATATAATATCAGCATCTTCGTGTGCTTTATCTGATACAAGGGATGCAATCTTGTTAACCTCTTGCATTTTAATTTCTCCAGAAGATGCGATTGAAATTAAAACTCCAGTTGCACCATTAAGATTAACATTTAAAATTGGACTTGTGACTGCTTCATTACCTGCAACTTCAGCACGATTATCTCCAGAAGCATAACCAATTCCCATAAATGCAGATCCAGCATTTTTCATAACTCTTTTAATATCTGCAAAGTCAATATTAATTTGACCAGGGGTGGTTATTAAATCAGATATTCCTGCTACAGCTTTTAATAAAACATTGTCTACTTCTTTAAATGCATCTTGCATAGATATTTCTGGGTCAAGCATTGAGATAAGATTTTCATTTGGAATAACTATAAGGGTGTCTACTTCTTTACTAAAACTATTAATTCCTTCTAAGGCATTATTCATACGCTTCTTGCCCTCAAACCCAAATGGGGTAGTTACAACGCCTACAGCTAGGGCTCCAGCCTTTTTAGCACATCCTGCTACTATAGGTGCAGAACCAGTTCCAGTTCCACCACCCATTCCAGCCGTTACAAAAACAACATCAGCACCCGAAACAACTTCAGAAATTTCATTTATACTATCTTTTGCCGAAAGTCTTCCAATATTTGGATCTGCCCCAGCACCAAGACCAAGGGTTCTATCTCTTCCAATATCAATTTTAACATCTGCCAAGCTTGGCATTAATGCTTGAACGTCAGTATTTATTGCAATAAACTCTACTCCAGACAGTCCTTGTAGAATCATGCTATCAACAGCATTAATTCCACCACCACCACAGCCAATTACTTTTATATCTATTAGAGAACTCACTATTTAATTATACCTTAAAGACTATCCTATTTCTTTTCTTAAATCTGCCCACATGTCTCTAGTTTCTTCTATTTTCATTATGGCATCTAGTACTGTCATTTCCATAAGTTCGTCTACATCCATACCAATTTTTTCTGCAAATCTAATCATCTTTGTAAGAAACATTATCTAAAACTATCTACTGAAATATAAAGAGATTCTGCAAAGGATGCATTCTCTACCGCAAGATCAACTATATGAGACTTCTTGCTCTTATCTCCAAGTTGTCTTGTAAGTAAATATGACTTTAAAGCTTGAGAATATTTATTAACAAACTCATCTACTGTGTATAGATTGTTTTCATAAATTATTGTTCTATCATCTTTTACTTCTTTTTTATTTTTCATTTAACATTGTCCTAACTATTTCAAGAGCCATAGTGACACCATGAACTGGTAGCCCTAATTTGGCTCGCTCGTCTCTAACATATTCTATCCTATTTTGGACAGAAAGTAAAGTATTACTTTTAACAAAACTATTAATAGCTTGAAGTTCTCTTACTTGATCTTTATAATAATAAACATCGTCACACATTATATTAAGTCATCTGTTAGTCGTTCAAACTGTGGTAAGGTTTCTAAATTATCAAAAATACCCATTTGGTTATGTGGCTCAGCAAGACCAGTTTCATCTTCGTAGTCATCCCATACTGCTGTATACATATCTGCATAATCGTACAAAGGCTTTTCAACCTTATGCAATAGGTTTAACATTTTATTTGCAAACCAACGAACTATTGGTCCAGCATCTTTTTCATGATGTAATTCAAATTCCATTTAAACTGCTCCCTTAATTTCTTTGACAATATCATTTAAAGAAGTTCTTGTTAAAAACATCTTAAACTTATCAAAGACACTAGGACTAATAATATCATAATGCAAAGTTACCTTTGGATTGGCAAAACCCATAGGACATCCTGGACTCACTTCAGCAACTGGCTCACCAATAACCATTGGATCTGTCTTTAAAACTTTAATAGCTAGGTCTGCTGCAAGAGCAGGGTCTGTTTCTTTTTCAATATCTTTAGAGATTTGCTCTTTAGCTATTCTAACTTTCATTTATAATTCCTACTTTTTCCATCTGATCTAATAGAACTAATTCTTTTCTTTAAATATTCATCTTCATACTGTAAGTAAAAATGTACAAATAGTTTTTCATAATCTCTATCATCAAGAGTTCCATTTTTTTCTTGATACTCTTTTAACATTTCTTTAACTTTTTCAATAAGAAAACTCATTGCGTACCAGTATCATTCTTGTGTTGTTCTTTTATATGATTTATTAAATCTAATATGTCTATATACATTTTTTCACACATATAGCATTCATTAAATACTTCTTTTTTATCAGACATTAAAACTCCAAAGGCAATACTATTGCTGGTGTTAGATCGCCCATCCATGCACCAAGACAATTATAAGATATGTATTCAACTGCTTCATCATATTCCATACCATCTCTATCCATTAAAACATCTACCATTTTTTGCCAGGAATATGTTGCAAGAGTTGGCTGACCACACCTTAAGGATAGTCCTATAAATGCTTCTTCAAAGCCATCCATCACCATGACTTCTTCGTCTATGTAAGACAGAGCCTCTTCTAATTCTTCTTTATTCATTACCATCCACCAATGCATTCTTTAGAGTGAGTATGAATCCAGAAGTTTCCTTCCATGTGTTTTTTAGTAGGAGCGTATAGCTCTGTACCACATGCACCACATTCAAAAGACCATTCTTCTGAAAAAAAATCATACTGAAATCCTCTATTTTTTAACACTACTATCCTCCTGTGCTATAAAAGCCTTTTCCTTTAAATTGAATACCACCTACACCAAAAACTCTTTTAATTGCACTTTTACAATCTGGACAAATTTCTGGGTCAGGGTCATTCATTCCCTTAACTAGTTCCTTATTGTCTTCACATTTTTCACATGAATAAACATAAACTGGCATGTATATACCTTATCAAAATTTAAATAATTTGTCAAATTAGAAGAGCCCCCTTTCGGGGGCACTCCTGCTAAGCCCAAGGATCAGGCTCTTCTGCTCCAACTGAAACTGTTGAGTTTGAAACATTGCTAGTCTTATTAAATGTTCCAGACTTAATTGATAGTGATGGACCAACATCAGTTGCATCAATTTCAAAGGCATTGCCCTTAGTTCCATCTTTTCTATCAAACTCACGATACTTTAATTTACCATGAACGATTACCTTATTTCCTTTTGAAAGATTAGATGAGACATTTTCTGCTAGAGTTCTCCAACATACAACATCATAAAATGCCGTGTCCCCATCTTTCCAAGTTCCATCAGAATCTTGGAATCTTTCTGTACTTGCAAGACGAAGCTTTGCAAGAACTTTACCTGAGCCAAGATCCTTCTTTTCTGGATCTTTAACCAGGTTTCCTATTACCGTAATTGTTGTAGCCATTTTTACTCCTTATAGCTGTCTTTCATCATTATACTTGATATCTAGAATTGGGTCAAGTGTAACATTTGCACCTAACGATTCTAAGATATTTTTTACTTTCGTCATATACTGTATACAACGAAGCCTTTCATTATCATTCAAATGCCTCCAATGACTTTCATAAAATTGGATAGCAAGAAAGTGATCATAGTCTGCAATAGTTATTTGAAAATCTTTTGGTGCTTTAACAGATCTAATAGATCTTTTCATTTTATCTGTATACATCAACTACTCTCCATTGTAATTCCAGACCAAACATTAAACCAATCGGTCTTTTCTTTGTGACTGTTAAATTCTTTAGATATCTTTCCGCCCTCCAAATAAACTCCACCCCAAACACCCCACTCAGCATTACTTACTCCGTATGCTAAGCACTGTCTTTGTGCTGGACACTTTATACATAAAAGATCTACTTTTTTTGAAACTTCTGGATTTTCTTCATATTGATCAAAGAAAAGATTTGTATCCATATTAAGGCATAGAGCTTTTTCATCAAACTTGTACATCGCCCTTCCTTAATATAGAATCTGGAATATCCCAGACTCCACCAGTATTTTCAAACACAACTTTCTTGTGCCAAGTAGATCCAATAAAAGCTGCATTCTTTTTTAGACTGGCATCGTTATCTTTTTCAAGAAACACAACATTCCAGCCCTCCCACGTTAAAGACGGGTTGCTGCTTACAATTGATTCCATTTTATGTAAATCAGATATTTTCATTGATAGATCTTTCTGTACTAATAATTACTGTTAAAATCGTAACAATAAATTGGAATATAAACATTAAAATAAATCCTATTTGATCTGTAGCAAGACCATACCAAAGTGTAGCTATCTGGTATACCATCCAGCATACAACCATAGTTGCTATCTTTGTTACACTTGTTTTTAGCATTACTGCAAAAAGCATTGACAAATAAAACAAACTATATGTTGCAAAAATTATTAAAGACCAAACCGCTAGACTCATTTAATACCTAAAAATTCCCATCTCAAGATCTTCTTGATGTTCCATATATGTTGCAAATTTTGACAAAGGTTCTTTTGGCAAACTAAAGTATGCATAGTATGTAACATGCTCAATATTTTGTTTAACCCATTGTTCGTTTATTTTAGAAAAAGAAACTTTAAAACCTTTTTGTTTTAAATAGTTTTCTGCAGAGTTACAAAATGCTGCAGTAAAGTTATTAATTTTATGTGGTCCAAGACTCCATACCTGTATTTGATTATTGTCATTTGGAGTTGACAAAGCTACTGTCATTGCTCTCATAAAAATTTCATAATCAGCGAACTCTTTTGTTCCCTCAACTACAATAACCATGGTAAATCCTTTTCTATTAAAAACTATTATACATTTTTATTTGACTAATGTCAACTTTAAACTAGGTACTTATTGTATCAATTATTGAAAGAAGATTGTCTACTTCTTTTTCAGAAAGATCGAAAACGTTTACTCTTTCAGCATTTTCATTAATAATTCTTCCATCTTCACCAATATTTGCTCTATACAAGATGTTATCTATAACCCAATATGCACTGTTATCTTGTATAGCAACCCTTACAGTTCCTTCATCTAGGATTTTACATAGCTGACTTTTTCTAAAAAATCCTTTAAATGATACGGAAAAATCTTCTTTTTTATTTTTTTGAATTAAAGAAGTAATTATTACAAATAAGTTTATTGCAAAAAAGTTTATAGCAATTAAACAGGCTGAAATTCTTTGTAAGGGAGATAACTTTTGCATATAGCCTCCTATTATTTTTCAAAAAAGAATGGTGAATCTTTCCAAGTGTCATCTGATTTAGATGCTCTTGCGTTTTGAATTGCTTTCCATTTTTGTGTTGACCAAGCAAATCCAGAATCTCCACCCCAAAGTAACCAGGCTATCTTTCCGTTTGATGGACGCTCTGTATTGTCCCAATCTTTACCTTGCTTGTCTACTTCGTGTCTTGAAAAAAATGAATACATTCTAGCAACTGTTTCAGGACTAAGATTTCTTCCATTAACTAAATCACGAGCACGAGCAACTCCTACTGCAGTTCCGCCTCTACCAAACTTTGCTCTAAGCTCAAGACCTCTTCTAGCATTGTTAGCCATAGATTCAGTTGGCTTTAAATCAATGTCTGAAACATCTCTTTTTTCTACATTAAAATCTTTTCTTGCAGATTTTGGCTTCCATTCTTCTGGAAGTAAGTCAGTTCTGTTAAGTGCTTCAGCTCTTCTTATAATGTGATTGCGAGCCCTTGCGTAATTTGATGCACGACCAACTGCCTGAACTGCATTACTTAAATCTGCTGCAGTAACAATTGGAAAAGATCCATCAGGTAAAGCCATATCTCTACGAGCTAACATCTGTCTTTCTTTATCAGAGTAATCTTTTTTACCCATCGAATGTTGTGGACAATTATTATCATCGCAATCTTCCATTGAGTGAGCTCTTGTATTTGGAACATCATCATTTCCAATAACATCATCGTGGTGTGCTTTTGAAGTTGATACCCTTAGAGTCTCTACTCTGTGACCAACCAAAGTTTCTGTTGGCTTTCCATCTCTATAAATTCTAATAAGTGCTGCTGGATTATCTGGAGTTCCTGTTATTGTAAAATCAGAATTAGGAACATTGATGGAACCATTTCTAACAACTCTTACAACTTTTCCTCTGGCAGTTCCACCGCTAGAATTCCAAGAAACCATTTGACCAACTCTAACTGAATCAGCTTTTGACATTTCAGGAATCATTTCCATAAATTCTTCTCCAGAATTTTTCATATCAGAATTTACATAACCATCTGGAATTACTGCAAGTCTGCAAGCACCTTCTTCTTCAATCTGTTGTGAGATAATTGCACAGGCAACTGCAGATTTATGAAGTGCACAGTTTCCACACTTAACACCAATTGAAGCATTTTGATTTGTAGAACCATCTTCGTAGCCAATCCATATGCCTTCTGATTGATCTAGTGGTCCAAGCTCTTCTGTTAATTTTAACAATGAATCTGCAAAGGCTTTTTCATCTTCTGAAAGCATGTTGTAAAGGGGCTCTCCTTCCCATTCTGCTGATTTAATAATATCCATAACTATTATTATATCCTATTTTTGCTCGTAATGATTTATCAATACTTCAAGAAAAAATCTTTCATCATCAGTAAAAGTATTAATAGTTTCTTTTATAAATTCTACTTGTTCTGGAGTAACTCCAACAATTGTCTGTCCTTCAGTAAATACTATATCTATAACATCTTGCATCCAAAGACTTGATGCCATTTCCCCAACAGCCTCATAATGTGCATAATAAAGTTCTGGATAAAGCTCTTTACATTTTGGAGTTACTTTATATGTAAATTGATCTGATACAGAGTCATACCCCATAATTTCCATAGCACCTATTTCAATGAGATATCCAATCATTTCTGAAAGTTCTTGCTCATTTATTTCTTCATTATCTTCCATGAGGTAGAGACTCCTTTACAGTCAAGGGTGACACTTTTGTATACATAGATTCTTGATATAAATTGCAAAGAAAGTCTACCCCACTGTAAGAGCATCCACTTCCAATACCGCCTTTAATGTCTTTAAAAATATCTTTTACAGATCCTTTATATGGAATCATTGTAGATACTCCTTCTGCTACTGCAATATCTTTATCTTTATTAGCTTCTTTACTAGCCATTCCTCTAAATACTTTAAACTTTTTATCACCTTTAAAGTGCAAAGATCCTGGAGATTCATCAGTACCAGCCAGCATTGATCCAAGCATTACAGAATCTGCTCCTGCTGCAAATGCTTTAATCATGTCTCCAGTGTTTCTAATTCCACCATCTGCCACAATTCCAGCATTTAAGTTAAACTTATCTTTTGCCTCTCGCACGTTTATAATTGAAGACAGTGTTGGAACTCCATGACCTGATATAATCCTTGTTGTGCACATGCTACCACCACCAATGCCAACTCTAATTGAGTCAGCACCTGCAATATCTAAGGCAATATACCCCTCTACAGTAGCAATATTTCCAGCCATAATATGTATATTATCTCCAACAAGATTTTTTAATCTTATGACTGCATCAATTGCCATTTTACTATGACCATTAGCAGTATCAATTAAAAGCATTGACACTCCTGCTTTAATTAATTTATCAACATGCTCTTCAACAAAGGTGGTTGACAAAGCTGCACCAACAGGAAAACCAAGGTTGTTATAATTGTGAACTTCTTCAACCATTTTTATTTGATTTTTTGCTGACATAAATCTATGAATAATTCCAATTCCACCAGATTCAGCAATTGCAATAGCCATATCTTTTTCACAAACAGTATCCATAGGAGAAGCAACTACTGGAAGATCTAGCCAGGTGTGTCCTCCGATATGCATTTTTAAATCTACAGAAGATCTACTTACAACTTCTGAATACTGTGGAACCATAAGAATATCATCAAAACAGATATCGTTACTTACTAAATATTCTTTCACAAATTTAACCATTCTGGATGGTTTAAAGTCCATTCAACAGTTTTTCTAATTGACTCTTCTAGTGGCATTGGAGATACCCAGCCAGTGTCAGCAATCTTTTTTCCGTCTAAAGCATAACGTAAGTCATGCCCTGGGCGTGATGAATGGAAATCTTCCAACTCATAACGCAATGGCTTTCCAACTGCTGAAGCAATCATTTGAGCCATTTCTAGGTTGTCCACTTCTCTTTCGCCAACAATGTGAAACTTTGCTGGTACATCAGATTCTCCATAGGCTGGAAAATGTTGCTTAAGAACATGCAGAAGACCGTCTGCCTGATTTCTAGCATGTAAGTAAAAACGACTTCCAATCTCACCTTCTGATGATGCATGGATCTTCATGGTTTCTCCATTAAGAACTTTTTTAATTACCATTGGCATAAACTTTTCAGTGTCCTGAGTCTCACCAATAATGTTCATGGTATTTGTAATTGCAATTGGAACTCCATAAGTTCTCCAATATGAAAACGCAATGCTTTCTTGTGCTGCCTTAGAAGCAGAGTATGGGTTACTTGGGAAGTACTGATCTACCCACTCTTTATGAGCATGTCCCTTTGGAGCTGGACCATAAACCTCATCAGTTGAAATATGCAAAAACTTTTCTGGTTTTGCAACCCTTGCCCAGTCAAGTAAGTTACAAATTAAAGACACGTTATTTAGAATAAACGGAGTTGGCTCTTCAATACTTCTATCAACATGACTTTCACTTGCTACGTTAATCACATAATCAATTTCACCAAATGCGTGAGAAGTTACTGGAGAAATTGGAGCAGTTAGGTCTGTCTTGATAACTTTAATACGCTTGTAAGCATCTGGGAAGTCGTCACATGCAACATTAATTCTATCTGTCAAACCTTTGTGTGTAAATGTTGTTGGACACACTATAAACCAATCTGTATTTACCAGCAAGTGCCTAAGAACATGGCTTCCAACAAAACCACTTGCACCTGTTAAAAGAACTCTTTTACTCATTATTTTCCATTTCTACTAAATTAAATTAAAGTTCATAAGATATTCTTTAATATCTTCTGTCATCTCAGGCTTAGATTGTACCATTTTACTATCATCCTTGTCAACTTTAGGACGAGATTGATAGGTATGAATTTCTACTTCCTGAATTTTTTCTCTTCTTGTATGGCTGATTGCATTATATACAGATCCACACATAGCGTCTGCAAGGTCCTTAGACTTTTTTCTAGGGTGGTCTACCCTATTATTATTCATAATTCTAAGCTCCTGCATTTCCTCAAGTAATAAATCTATTTGAGGTAAAACTATTCTTTCTTCATAAACAAGCATAGAAAGATCTTCATAGTGTTTTTTAGCTACAGAAAGGGTTTCTGTTTTTATACCTACACTACTTAGATCTCTTTGAATATCAAAAGAATTCCATCTATCAAAAGTTACCAAACCTAGATTAAATCCTAGTCTTCTTAAATTGATAATCCAATTTTTTACTTCTGATAAATCTACTGGACCTTCTTTTTTAGGTTCCCAATACACAATTGCATCAACTACAACAAATGGAACAACCTGTTGATAATCATTAAATGATTGCAGACTTACCCACTTATCAATATGGGCAATAGATACAGCACACTTATCATGCTTTTGTGCAAGGTCAGCGTGGACATAGTAAGTAGTTTCTGGGTCTGGTTGAAACGATTGTTCGATTCTTTTAGAAATATCAATTGGATTATGTTTTTTAAAAGCCATCCCAAGCTTTTCCCTATTTTTAAAGAATGCATCAGATGACGTAGTTGGCATACAAGCAAAACGCATTAATGCATCTGGCATGTCTGTAAAGAACGCCAGCTTAAAATCCTCAATCTTTCTTGTAGGATTAATTTCCCAGGTTGGTCTTTTAAGTGCGAACACTCCAGGAAGCTTGTAGGAATTTATGTGATCCTCGTCCCACTCTACAGTAAATTTATTTTGTGGGTCATCTTCTGATAGTGCTGGATTTAAAATAAACTCATGCGATCTTACAATAGTTTCTTTTTCTGCAATAACATCTTCGTACCTTGTTGAAATAAAGTCACCTTTAAAACGAGGGAATGATAAAAGAACTACTTTGCCAAAGTCGGGGAAGCGAGAGTCAACAGATCCACGGAATGCTTTATAAATATTATCAGCAGTCTTAGCATGATCATTTCCACTTGCAGATTCCATTGCAAATCCAGAAATCTCATCAAGAATTGCAAGCATTAAGTTTAGACCTTCAGCAGACTCTCTTTCTGAGTGACCAGAGTACACGGTGATAGCTTTATCAAATTCAATACTATCAATCTTTGGTGGAGAAAACTTTCCTGCAAACCAGGGAGATCCTTCTATTTTACTTCTAAATCCTTTAAAGAAAACATTCTTTGCCTGTTGAGCATTGATGGCAACATTCATAATATCAATAGCATCATTAGATGGCTTACCAAAATATCTTGACGGGTCTTTTAAACACAATAGCTTGTAAACTAAATAAGAACAACCAACTGTAGATGTGTAATCTTTTCCGCTACCTTTTCCAAGCTGCATAATAATTTCGCTCTTAGTATATTTTTTGTAGTGTTCTTTACCAGCCTCTTCACCCATGTATCTAATCAAATCTTTTTCTTGATAAATTTGGCTCATGCATTCAACAAGAGTATATTGATACTCTGATAAATTTGGTTGATTTAAATACTTTTCACCTGTAACAAATGTTACAACGTCAACTGGAGTTTCTGAAAATGGTGACTCATCAAGAGCCTCCATAAAATCGCTAATATCAATTGTCAATTACAACTACCCCACCCTCATTAACTTGAGAAAGTTTTGTTAAAACTTTTGGTCTACAAGAATCGCAGGATGAAGTTACTTCTTTAAGAATACTTATAAGTATTTCTTGTTTTCTTTCTGTTTCTAAAAGTTCGTCTGCCAACTCTTGGTTGTCTAGGAGTCCAGCCTTTTGCAACATCTCAAGTCTTTTGCTTTCAATATCAGCGATAAGTTTAATAGATGTTGTCTTGGCAGTTAGATTTGCAGTTTGATCTGCAGAGTCAATAACTTCATAAGCTTTTTTAATTAGTGAAGAGTAATGTTGGTCTGCACCAGCAAGGGCTTCTTTTGCACGAGCATGGATAGCTTGGTTGTTTGCAGCCATAACTCTCCAGTCAGTAAGTAGCTCTGTAACTTTTGCTCTTGGAAGGCTTAAAATTTTTGCAATCTCTGAGGCATCTGAACCTTTTAGGTATTCTGATGCAACCTTGTTAACAAGATCTAAATGATTAACTAACGCTGCTTCGCTTGACACGCTTACCTCTCTTCTTTACTGCCTTAACCCTGTCAGGATAAAAAGACCTAGTTGGTCCAGACATATCCTTCAGCATTTGAAAGCAGTCTATCCATTCTACACCATTTTCGGGATTTTTGACTAGACATTGAAACTTAAAGATAGCCCCATACTCCCCAGTAATCTTAATTAAGTCACCCTTACTTACTTCATGACCACTCTCAGTAATCATTGAGAACTTTCTTTCAAACCTATCTAAATAAGTTATTTTTCTTTTAGCCACGCTTTTTAGCCTTCTTTAGCAACAAGTATCCAATTAGATCGTCTTCGTCATTGTCTCCTGCATACAACTTTTTATTTTTAATTCTATTTAACTTATCATCAATACGAACATTCAATTGTTCCATATCGTCTGCATTGCTAAAGATACGAATAGGGTTTAGGGCAGAATTTCCATATGCCACATTTTTTTCTAGCAGCATCTCTGTAATTTCTAAACAGGCAGCAAGGATACTGTATCCAGCTGGTGCAGTTTTAGAAAGTTCAAGAATCTTTTTAATCTTATCTTCATTCTTGTTTGCAAAGAATGCTTCTGATGGATATTCAGCCATTATTTTCTCCTGCTTTTTCTTAATCCAAATTTTCCAAGGTACACATACACAGTTTCAACAGATACACCACACTCTTTTGCAATGTCTTCTGGAGATTTTTTATCTAGCAAGAATCTTTTTCTTAGCCAATTTTCATTAGTGTACATTTTCATAATATCATTATATCCTTTATAAGTCAAGTTTAGTAATCTTATTCCAGTTATTTGTTGCATACCATCCAATAGCAATTGCATCTGCAACATCGTTGTCACTCACATCAGTCATAAATTCTATATTAACAAGCCTAATAGTTCTGTTCTTTCTAAACTCTCTTTCCTTGCTTTTGTACCAAGAGTCTGACTTTCCAGGAGTTTCTTTTCTTAATGATGCCTTCTCTTCTTTTGTTAAAACTTTATTACCAATCCAATTTTGCCAAGCAACTGGTACACAGGGATAAATATTCTTTACTCCATTAATATATGCAGCACTGACCACTGCCCCTTGTGCTAAAGCTAGTTGCATTGATGTTTTTGGAGAGTTTGCAAATATAGTATTCTCAATAACCATAGCCTTTACATCAAAATCTTTTAATAGTGGCGTAAGTTTTTTACAAGCATCTCCAGCTTTTTGATAATGATCGTTACCAACAAAGTTAACTTTTCCAAATTTAACTAAATGTTTATTTGCAAATATAGCAAATGCAACTGAAGTAGAAGAAGCATCAATTGCTATAAATCTACTTGGCGTACCAACGTCTTTCCAACTAACTTTGCTCATAATCAAAATATCCTTTTATATCTTTTAAAGTTTGATCTAGTTTTCTTTTACTCATCATACAAATGTTACAGAATCCAATATCATTATAGATACTAATTTCTATACCACATCCACCAGCACACTTTCTTGATTTAGTAGCACGAGATTTAACTTTTGAAACTTTGTATCTTTGCATAATCTTTTCCTTTGTTGCAGTTGCCCTGCACTCAGGTGAGCAATAGATTTGATTCTTATTATTGCTTTCAAAATGATTATCGCATAATTTACAAAATTTACTCAAGATCTTTCCTTGGTGCTATTTTAATATCACCCTTTGGTTTTGTGCGACACACTGTTTCGAAATCACAACCCTTGCAAACTTTGGAGTTTGAACGGTAAGGATTTTCAGGAAGAAGACCGTCATCAGATGCCTTTTTTACTTCTCGCATCCAATCAAAAAAGTAATTAATAAAGTTCTTATAGTGCTCATTTAGTTTAATAGGAAACAAAGAAAGTTCATGACTATTCTTTGATTCATAAACAAGGAAAGCAAAGCTCTTCTTAAGAATTTTCATATAAATTAGGAGCTGTTCAACGTGATATTTTCTTGCTTCACCCTTAACATTTAGATAATGAAAAGAGTCTTCATTAAGTGTTTTAATTTCAGTAAGAATATCCATGTCATTCCACTTAATAATTGCATCTGTTCTACCAGAAATTGGTGGGTCTATATAAGATAAACGCTCTTCATTGGTTACTAAGATACCAGCAGACTCCATGGCTTTTTCAATACGACCATGGCGGTCAGTACCACTATCCATATTTGCAACTGAGTACCAGTCTGTTTTTACATCAGACTCATTTCCTTCAAACCACAAGTACCAAAATCTAGGACACTTACCTGCACCATACGTTAGTGTTGATGGAGTAAAGCTATCTCTCTTTTTAAAAGATGCTTTTCTTTGCAGAGCATATCCTTCTTTAATCTTGTCAACAATTGCTTGACTATCAATTAAATTTTCTTCACTCTTCTTTGGTTTTTCAACCAACTTGTTAATAAGGCTCTTAGCCATTGTTAATCCTAACTGCATATTTTAATGCGTCCACTAGTCTATCCGTTGCTTCTTTAGCTGAATAGTATATATTCTTCTTTGCTCGTTCATCTTTCTTAACATTAGTATACCAGGAAGCGAGCATTGCAAATTTAGCAGAGTATGCCTGTAGTTTTACAATTAGTTCAACACCAACCGATGCTGGAACGTCTGGCTTAGAAATTAACTTAGCAACTAAGGCTAGGGTTTGTGTTAACTCTTCATCTTGCATATGTTCCGATATTTCATTAAATCCATTTACCTGGTTTAATAAATCAACTGTTGTTTCCATTATTCCTCAATTCTTCAAAGACTTCCCATTCTATAACAGCAAGTCTGACTTTTTTATTTCCCTCGCCAATTACTAACATAAGGACTGGATTTTTTGATCTATCCACCTTTAGAGTATCAGTAACAATTTTAGCCCAGTTGTCTTGACTAATAGAAAATGATTTACTATATTCTTTTACATCTACAACAAATTCATCATCGCTGCCATCAGCCTTAACTGCACCTCTACCAGAATTTTTATGAGCTTTCATACCTGCTCTTTTTAGTTCTCCACGTTCACTCATTAGTAACCCTTTATATCTAGGCTTACTTTTGAAAGATGTTTTTTAGAGCAAAGCCAAGTTAGATCTAATGTTGTATTCTTATAAAATCTTGCAATCAATACTGGCTCTTTACATGTATGACAGAAAAACTTTCCTCTATACTCAGAGAAATCTTTATACATTAAGCTTTGCCTCTAGGTCTGCAACTCTTTTTGGATCTTCTTTTAGCCAATCAATCACTTTTGCTCTGCCCTGCAGTCTTTCTTCTCCAACAGTGTACCAAGCTCCACCCTTTTGAATAGCACCAACAAGTTCTGCGGTGTCAACAAGGTCTGCAATCTTATCCACACCCATAGACCCTTCTCCATCAAAGTAAAAATCATAAGAACCTGCAACAAATGCTGGACCAGTCTTGTTAAAGTCAACGTGCCAGTTAACTACACGACCAATCTTAGATTCAATAACCTTATCTCCTGAAACTATCTTTCCCTTAATTGCCTGATTGTCAGACTCACTTGACCACAATTTAACAATTGTGCTACTAAAGAACTTAACAGCATGTCCACCAGTTGGTTGATGAGAAGCAAACATTGCACCAATGTTATTTCTTTGTTGGGAAATTAAAACAAGCAAGGTTGGCTTATCATTATTATTTGCATAGTTAAGCATTTTTACTGCATTGGTCATATCTCTTGCTTCTGCACCAATCTGCTTAGTATTTTCTAACTGCTTTAATTCTTCTGAATCTTTTTCAAAGTAAATGGCAGGAAGAAGTGCAGAGATAGAGTCAACAATTAGAACATCTACTCCAGCTTTCATTAGCTGTACTCCAACATCTACCATCTCATTCATACTTCTAGCGTTTGAATAAATTAATTGATCTACATCTACTCCAAGCTTTCTTGCCCACTCTGGATCAAAGGATGCTTCTGCATCAATCCAAGCACAGACCTTTCCGTCTTTTTGAGCATCAGCAATCATCTGCAAACAGAATGAAGATTTTCCTGCAGACTTATTTCCCCAGATAAGTACTTGACGACCATACCCAAATCCACCCTTGAGAGCATTGTTTAAACTAATGCTTGGGGTCTTTTGCTTAGTTATTTCAATAGTGTTGCCACTTGTTATTTTCTTACGCAACTTTGGATCTAATTGAGACAAAAAATCATCAAGATCTATTTTACTCATGCTAGTACACCGTGCATCTTTGGGCGTTCTGTATTTATTTTAGCCTTATTCTTTAAAGACTCTTCAAGAGATAATTCCGTATATCCGTCTCTAACTAAACCAGCATACAGGTCTAAGACTCTAATAATGATGTCAGCTAGTTCTTCTACCACTTGATCATCACCCTTCTCCTTGCGTATTGCCTCAAGTACCTCAGACACTTCTGAGTGAACCATTGCAAGTTGTTTTAGATAAAATATAGTTCCATTATTATCATCCCAAAAACCCTTGTCTCTTGCATTTGCATGTAGTACTGCTGCAAATTCATCAATTACGATAGCCATTTATAATACTTCCTTCAATGTAATAGTTCCTTCTTTTGTTTCACCAAAATTAATTTTTGCTACTTTTCCAGGCTGGCATTTCATATATCCAGTAGAGAACATTGTTGGGAATACCATTGCAGCAGTCATTTCTCTTGAACTGTCAGCAACAATCATGTTAGCCATTCTCTTTCCAGCCTTAGTGACTCTAGGAGTAAATGATAGCACAAAGTATTCATCATTTGCAAATGGAATCTGCTTATAGTTTAAAAACTTTATAAGTGGATTTTCTTTATGCTCTTTTAATTCATCAATTGGAATAGCTTCAGAAATTCTATTTGCACCTGCAAGAATTAGATAAGTTCTTCCTGGCTCAATTTTAGTTTCTTCTTCATCAAAGATTCCAATTACTCCAGTAGAGTCCATAATTTCTACTCTTGACCAGCCTTTACCACGCTTAATATTTTTTGCAATACCGAGCAGGACAAATACACCTTGTTCATCAAAGTCTTCTACAAGATCTATGTATGCATAGTAATGTTGAGGAACACTTGTATTTAATTCTGGAAGATTAAGATATTCATAAAGATTTTCTCTAACCTTTACTTCATCTCTTGGATTGTCTTCAAATGTTAGTGCACCAATAAGATCTAATGCTTCTACTGCTCTTGAATTAATTCCACTACCCTTTTTTATTGCAAAACTTTTAAACTGCTCTTTAGATTCAAAAGGTCTACCTGCAATAATTTTACCTGCAACTCCTTCAGAGAGCCATTTGATTGCAGCAAGTCCAAATCTAATTCCCTTGCCTTCAATCTTAAAATCTGAATCAGACTCATTGACGTGTGGAAGTTTTAAAGACAGACCCATACGCTTACATTCAATTAAGTATTCAGTGCGAGTGTCACTATCCTTTTCGCTCTTTAACAATGAAAACATAAATTCAATAGGGTAGTGATACTTTAGCCAAGCAGTCCAATAAGATAGGGTTGAGTATGCAACAGCGTGAGACTTGTTAAAGGAATAACCTGCGTGTGCTTCAAAGTCATGCCATAAATCTTTTGCTCTAATTCCAATATGCTTTTCTGCATTGTTAACAAACTTATCTTTAAATATGTCAAACTCTTTAGCATCTTTTTTCTTACCAATAATCTTACGAACCTTATCAGCTTCAACCATTGTCATTCCACCAAGAACTACACAGGCTTGCATAACTTGCTCTTGATACAAAACACATCCATAGGTGTCTTTTAGGTAATCATTCATAGAAGGGTGAATATATTCAACCATTTCCCTGCCGTGTTTACGGGCAATGTATGACTTTCCAATTGTATTCATAGCACCTGGACGAACAAGAGCGTTTGATGCAACAAGTTCATCAAAGTTGCTCACTCTCATTTTAACCAGAAGGTTTGTATACGGAGTTGCTTCACACTGAAAAACACCCTTTGTACGCCCCTCAGAGAGCATCTCAAAGACTTTCTTGTCATTTAGAGGTATCTGCTTCAGGTTTATGTCTGTACCGTGGCGTTCTTTAATTGTTTTAATAGTCTGATCAATTACAGTAAGAGTTTTTAGACCAAGTACGTCAAGCTTGATTAGACCAATTTCTGCAGCCTCTTCCATGTCTACTGCAACTACTGGAATTCTTTCTTTACTTCCTGGTGCAATTCGTGTTTCAAGTGGTGCATACTTAAAGATTGAATCCTTTGCAGTAACCACACCTGCAGCATGAATACCAGTTCCACGGATTCTTCCACGAAGTTGCTCTCCATACTTAACAATTTCAGGATACTTCATTCTAAACCATTGAGCATTAGCTGATCTTGTAAAATCATCCCAGCTATCTACACCCTTAAGAACCTTGTTAACATCATTAAGAGGGATGTTAAATGCTCTGGCAACATCTCTTACAACTCCCTTATCTTTAAATGCAAGGAATGTAGCAATGGATGCAACATTCTTATACTCACGTTCAAGGTATGCCTTTACTTCATCTCTTCTATCATCTGCAATATCAGAATCAATATCTGGGAAATCATCTCTGTCTGGATTAATAAAACGGAAAAACAAAAGACCATATTCAATTGGATCAATTTCTGTAATTCCTAATGCATAACAAACTAAAGAACCTGCTGCTGAACCACGACCTGGACCAACCATAATGCCCTGTTCTTTTGCCCAATTAAGCATATTATGAACAACCAAAAAATAGGGTGAAAAGTTTTTACTCTTAATAATATCAAGTTCTAGATTTAATCTATCTAGGTATTCTTTATTTTCAGAAAGACCTCTTAGGACTAGCCCTCTAGAAGTAAGTGCAAGCAATTCATTATCTGGATCCTCAACCTTTATTGGAAGAAGATCTAAATTACTTTTAATAGTATACTCTTCTACCTTGTTTGAAATCTCAACAGTATTTTCGTAAATGTCTTCACGCTTAATTCCTTGCTGTTGCATTGCTGACTTAATTTCTTCATATGAAAGTAAATGAATATCAAAACTTCTAAAAGACATCATTCTATCTTCACCATATAAATAGTCAAGACGTTTCATTGGATCTTCAATTTTTGATGCCTTGTCAAAAGTAGATTCTTTATTAAGCTTTGCATGAGTATTTAAAAGTAGCATCATTTCCTGAATTACCTTTTGGCTCTTGTCAGAGTGGTGGCAGTCAGGGGTGACAACTGATTTTACTCCGTATGTGTCTGCCATTTCAAGAAGTTCTTTATTTAATTCAGCAGAGTTGTGTGGCATAACTTCTACATAAAAATCATCACCAAATGTTTCTTTAAACCAAGTCATATGTTTTTTAGCAGCAGCATACTCTTTATACTCAATTGCTTTTGCAAGAATACCACTCATACATGCTGATAGAACTATAATTCCTTCTTTATACTTTTCTAGAATTTCAAAGTCAATTCTTGGTTTTCTGTAATATCCTTCAGTCCAAGCAAGTTCATTAAGTTTATTTAAATTTTCTAAGCCCTTGTCATTTTTTGCAAGAAGAACAATATGGTTATACACCATGTCAAGGGGTTCTGTTCTTTCAGATTTATCTCTATTATCAAATCTATCTGCAGTTATATATCCTTCAATACCCAAAATTGGTTTAATACCATTTGCTTTTGCAGCCCTATACATAGGTCTATGACCAGACAGAACGCCGTGGTCAGTTATTGCTATTGCTGATAGCCCAATTTCAGAAGCACGTTTTGCATACTCTTCTGGAGTTGCAACACCATCCATTAAAGAATAGTGTGTGTGAACGTGTAGTGGAACGTAAGTCATTTTAACCTTTCAGTTATAAAGGGTGGGGGAGTACTTCTCCCCCACCGCAATTACCAATCTACAGAAGTAGATACGGATGGATTGTCAAAGCCAAGATAAAAAGACTCTTGCTCAGCGTAAGGAACTTCTCTTACTACTGCTTCAAGGTCTGGAATCTCCTGCTTAGACCAATCAAACTTTTCCTCATCCTGCTTAATTGGAATTAGAATATAGGTTGTTTCAGTTCCCTTGCCATTTCGCTTTAGCTTCCATGTCATACTTGAAAGACTTTGTGAGTCTTGAACATATTCACGAATTGTATCAAAAGTTGCAGACTTTGCTACACCCATGCTCCATACAGCGATATAAGGATCATTAACTCCATCATCAACTAAAACATTAATGTAGAATCGCAGACGTGCTCTCCAGCCAGCCTTCATATCTTTTCTATGCATTTCGCAACCAAAACAACGACCTTCGCTTTCAGCAGAACAAGCTGCCTTACGCTTATAGTCTTTTGGATTTGTGTGCTCAGAAACAACAATGGCAAGACCATTCTTTTCGTCATAGCTTGGGGAGTCTCCATCAAGTTCGTTAACAAAACGAACGGATACACTCTGATTATCTTCTAACTTAAGCCACGTTACTCGTGGACCATTATTTTCAAATTTTGGCTTATCTAGCATTGCTTCGATATTTTTTAGCCCTTTTACAATTGCCATAATATTTCTCCTAATATTTTGTCCTATAGATGGACAGTTTTACTATTGTAACACATTTGCTACAAGATCGTCAAATTGTGACACAAACTTTTTTAAGTCTTCATCTGATAAATCTGATACATCTTTTACTGATTCTGGTAGACTTGCGTTTATTGCACTTGAGCCAAGTATATTGACTAGCTTCTTTGCCATTTCTTTTCCTGCATCATCATTATCTCCTAAAATAATTACATTGTTAAAATACTGTTTTAAAAGCTCCCTCTGTTTACCTGACACAGAAGCTCCTAAAGTTGCTACAGCGTGTGCTCCTGCCTGTTCTAGGCGTATTGCATCAAAAGAGGACTCAACAACAAATACTTTATCAAATCTTTTTGCTCTAAATAAATTAAACATAGTCTTTGCTTTTGGAAGTCCTGAAGTATTTTTAAACTCTTTTCCTTCTATAGATCTGCCAACAAATCCTAAACATATTCCATCAGGAGAATGTACTGGTATTGTAACCATGTCCTGACTTTCAGAGTATCCAAGTAGATACTTTTCAACACTATCCTTGGTAATTCCTCTACCAAGATAGTACTGAGCAGCTCTTTGTGAATTAAGTGCAGAGTTATTTAGTTTTTTAATTAATTCATTATCAAACTCTACAAACTCAGGCTTCTTGTCAAGCTTTGATTCAAGGGCTTCAACAAAATTAGCCTTGTCTGATTTAGAATCAACCATTCTTGCAGATTCAAAGTATGATCTTTTAGTTACATGCATTATTACTTCAATTAAGGAGTGAGACTCTTGACATCCAAAGCAATAGAATAATCCACTTTCTTTTGAAATTTCTGCAGCAGGGGATCTATAGTTATTATGATATGGGCAAAAGATTATAAAGTCAGATTCTACTTCATATACTACATCAATACCTGCAGTTAGCAGACTTCTTCTGACTTGATCCTCTGAGTAGAAGTAGCCATCACTGGCTTGTTTTTGTCTATCCCTGATATACACTCTGCTGTTCTCTTTCCTACATATACACCGTATATTGATATTTCAAAATTAAATGTCTTACCATTATAACTAATTGTAAAGTCTGTGTCAATATCATATCTTGGAACATATCCATCAGATCTCATTCCAGCAATAATCATACTGCGATATTGCTCTTTAAGTCTTACGATGTGGGAGTCATCATAGATTTCACCATCAAGGCTAAATCTTTTTATTGACTTATGAGCGTACATACCATCAATTATATCAATGGAATTAACCAGTTTTATTCAAAATCCTTATAAATAAAGCGACCTGAGTCAAAGTCAATATCTACCATAAATTCTCCACAAAATCCATGACGATTTTTTCTAAAGATACATTCAAGAATTGTACTTCCAGTTGCACGACCAAGAGCTAGAACCCAGTCAGCATCGTAGGCTAACTGCTTTGACCATGCTACTTGACCAAGAGATGGAACGCTATTCATGTCAGTTGCATCATCAGGTGTGGCGGAAGCAATTGCAACAATTGGAACTTGCGAAGATATTGCAAGTACTTTTAATTCTCTAGAAATATTTTTAATCTTTACTACTTCATTATCGTTTCCCTGATTTGAATTCATTAACTGAATATAATCAACAAATACAACATCTGGAGAATATTGATCTATCTTTCCTCTAATAACAGAGGGAGATACATCTGCAAGACCATCATTAGAAATAATATAAAATGGTGGCTTGTCTTTTAAATTTTGCTTAGCCCAATTTTCAAAACCCTCAATATCAATTAAACCTGCACTCAACTTTCTGTGTGAAAAATATCCCTCAGCCATAATAGTATAAACACGATTTCTTACTTCTTTCTCTGTCATTTCAAGAGAAACTATTAACGGTTTCTTGCCAGCTTTCCACGCTTGTACAGCCATAAAAATAGCGAGCCAAGACTTACCAATGGCAGGATAAGCAAGAAGTATGCCAAACTGACCAGGAGCAATACCACCAGGTAGATAGTTATCAAAACCTGCAAGATTTGTTCTAACGCCATGTATACCTTTTTCACTTAGCTCCTTAATGTGTGTAAAGTGTGCAGAAGCATCTTCTACATCTGTTGCATCAATATCTCTTACATCAGAACTAATTCTTTTAAGATCGGATGTTTTTGAAATTATCGAATTAAGAGCTTCAATTGGTTGATGCTCATTTAATTGTTTTGCACTAGTCATTAATGCATTTCTTAAATGATCTTCAAGGAACTGTATCCTTAACTCTTCTAGGTGATGCTTTGTTGTACCAATTTCACCCACTGGTTGAAAGTCTCTAAATTTTTCTACCAGAAGAGACTTTGTTGGAACAGTTGAATTTTGCTCATAGTAATTCTTTACAAAGTCCCAAACATCTTTGTGGGTTCTAAACAAAGTATCTGGGTTTGCCTGAAATAGAACATGAATTTGCTTATCATTTAAAACCGCAGACAGTACCTTTGCTTCTAAATCAGACATTATCTATTTAGCCATTCCTTTGCTTGTTCTCTAAGTAGCTTTCTAGCTACATCATCTTCTTCTTTAATTCTTTTTGCATCATAAATTTTATCAGCATTATTCACCAACCATTTCCAGGTTGGGGATGCAGAAATACCAACATAGTATTCAATTAGATCATAACTTTGCTCTATACCATAAGACTCAATTAGTGAGTCTGCAGCCCACTGCTGAATATGAATATTGATATTTTCTTCTTTTAAGTTTTTTTCTTTTGTTAATTTCTTATATCTAGATATTATTGCAAAGCGATCTTTCTTATCCGCCACTAGTCCTCTAGTTCTTTCTTAGCTTCTTCAACCTTTTGAATTACTTTATTTTCTACAAACTCATAAACCCTATCAAGAGCCTGATCTGTATTTTCTCCGTTACGCACAAAATCTGTAATTCCTAAATCAATTCTAAGACTCTGAAAATTTCCAAGATTTAGTGTATATCCCAGTGTTACTGAAACATTTGTTGTTTCTGACATTTTGGTCTCCTACCATGTCTCTTCTTGCCAAGTCGGAATGAAACGCCCATCCGATGTCTTCGTATAAAGCATTATAGCATCTCCCATTCTAGAACGCAAGTCTTGCTCTGTTAATACGTTTCTAGGCGTAATCTTGCCGTCTTTTCTTGGTCTACCACCATGTATGGTTGCCATAATATCTCTAATTTCAAAAATATGGTCTTCAGAATAATAAGCATTAATTTGAAAACCTCTTTCTCCACCAAGACTATCACCAATTGGCTCAGGAATCAAACCGTTTGCAATTATTCTTTGAAACTGTACTCTTGATCTATTTAAAATTCTTGCAGTATTTGCAATTGTATAAGCTCTTTTTTTATGCTTTTTAAAGTCTGAATATAACATGCTTTGCTCTTTACCTTGAGTTACATTATAAAAGTTAACAATGTTGCTACTTTTATTAATATGAAAAACTTTAACAAGTTCCTTGTTTATAAAAAATATTTTCTTACAAGGATTTATTTTATCCTGTGGTTGAGACATATTTCCTGCCTAAGAGCTAATTCTTTCACCAATTGCTATTATTGAAACATCCGCAGAGAAAGCTCCAGAGGTTGCTGATGAGAATACGTTTACCTGACAAGAGTTTTGAGTAACTCCATTTAAAACTGCATAGAGGTTTGAAACACCAGTAACGGACGCTACTGAGCACACTACTACTGGAGTGGTTTTAAATATACCAGAGAAATCAAATGAGGCTGGAGCATTGGGCTGGACAGAAAGGTTTGCATCAATAATCTTTTGAGTTTCTGCATAAAATGCTAAATTTGAGGTTAATAGTTGAGACGGTGTAGAGGTATCTCTATATTTAATTTTTGAAAAAGTTGTTCCAACAAGCTCTGAAACCCTGTTTATTTCTTGAGCTATTCTAAATAGATAAGATATGTCAAGTGGTTGACCTCTGTCTGGTAATTCAATTTGTGCCATTTTTTTCTCCTAGTTAATTATATCAGGTTAAGGATACAACGTCTGTATCAAATACTTTAAATAAATCGTATACCCCTTGTACTGATCCAGAAATTCCTAAATATTCATCAAGTCTTGGTTGATAAGAGGCTGATGCTGATTCAAAAATACCTATTCTAGGAATGTCTTTTAATGCAACAGTTCCAATAACTCTAACTGAAGCAGATCCATTTGGTATAACAATGCTTGTTGTGTCTGAAGATACTCTGTCATGGTATTCAAAATTTCCCATAGCAGATCCTGATCCCCATTGAACAAAGACATCGGAGTCGTGCTGTTTAAAATTTTGTGAATGATTATGGGCTATAGACGCACTAGTAATTGAAGCAGAATTATAGTTATAAATTGTTGGAGTATCCCAAGTTAAACTTACTTCTTGTGAAGAAATTACTGCAGTAACATCTGATTCTAAAGGTCTATACTGACCAATGCTTTTGACTATATAAAGTTGTGACCAAGCTGACCACTGGTTTTTATCAACAGATATAATTCTAAACTGAAAAGCATGATCTCCATTTTTATCTGGTGGTGGTAATTTTTCTACAGGAATTCTTATTTCTGCCATTAGGAAACTCCTATGCCAAACCTATATTCTACATAGCTTGTAGAATTTTCTCTCTTTAAGATTGGATTTTCATCTAAAGTTTTTATATATTCTGCAGCAACAAGAGAATATAGTGGATTATAGCTAGAAACATTTTCAAACCTTATTCCATCATACAATACAAAATGCTCTCCATTTGACACATGAGAGTCATCATGAATACATGTATAAATTCTTATACCATTTACAGAACTCCAAGAAAAGTTTTCTGTTGTTACAAAGTCTAATAATTTTTTTGTAACAACTTGATATCTCATTAAATCTATGTCTGTATCTCTTAATGAAATGTTTGTAAAAGCTCTTGATGTAGAAACTCCTGAATTATTTAAAAACTCTAGTCTAATTTTAACATTTTTAGGAGCAAAAGCTGGGATTCCTGCTCTTGCCAAACTCATTACTGAAAATGCTAATTTTATCTCATCTGTTGGTAAATTTTTTCCTAAATTTAAATTAATAGAGTTATTCTCAACATAATACGAAGAACTGCTAGAAATATTAATTGAAGCAGAACTTGCTGGCATTAGACTATTTACAACAGAAGTGCTCCCAGAAACACTTAAGCTTCTATTTAAATATCTTGGTGGCTCTCCTCTATTAATTCTATCTGAATATTCAAAAATTGGAGAGTTGCTATTTATAAAAATAAAATCATCCCAACTTGGATTATATATATCAATATTTCCTACAGGGGAATCTGCAATTGGAACTGGTCCTATATATAAAACAGTTCCAGAATCATTTAAGTTATTAGAATATGCCCACGGCTCTGAATTAGAAAATGTTGAAACGATTCTGCTATCAAAATTTCCAGCTACTGCATTAGTTGCTGCTGGATATAGTCCAAGTTCAGTTATTTGAAATCTTTGTTCAATTGGAAGCTCTGCTTTAAAAACAATCTTTTCTTGACCATCTTCTTTTAATAGACCTTTTGATAAAATTGGAACTCTTGCTATTTCAAATTCTAAAGACTGTACACTTGCAGAAAATGTTGCAGAAGAAGATGTAGGGTAAGCTTGTCCACCAACACCAATTGCAATATGACTTGCAAATTCTGGAGCTTGGTTTAAAAGATATTTAGCTACAATATTTTTACCATTTGTTGTAATCATGATTCCACCTTATATATTGTACCATTTGTGTCAATTAAAACCTCTACCTGCTGATTTCTTTCTAGGTTTATAAGTTCAATAACCAAGTCACCGTTTGTATCAATATAGTAATACCCTTTTTCACGAGTAACTATTTCATTATTCTCGTCAAGATATTGATAGGTTGAGTCCAGGCTTTCTAACTTTATATAGTCTTCTTGAGGTATCTTATCTTGAATATTAATTGTATAAATACTTGTAAGGGGCTTAAACTTGTCCATGATAGTTAATTGTTTTATCATGTCGTACTTTTTTCTTATTTCAGATAGATTTGAAATGATTGAATATTTTTGATCAATTCCCTCAATTGTGTCATGCCTTTCAACTCTTGAAAGCTCTATAGCAGAAATATTTTCAAAAAGTAGTTTTTGAATCTGCTCTACATTAAATTGTGGAACTAAGGAAGATATGTTTGTTACATTTCTTGTTGGAGTTCTAACAACGGCATCAGGAACTGGCATAATTGTAAATACTGGTTCTGGAGTTGGATCCATTATTGGAGTTGACTCTTCAAAAACTTCGTCAACTATAGGAGGAGGATGCCCTGGTCCTGGATTCTTAGGAATTTTTTTTACTGGTGGCTTGACTGGTGGTGGCTTTACTGGTGGAGCAGTAACAGTCTTTGGCTTATCGTGAGCGTCTCTTACTGGAATTTTTTGTGCTGCCTTTAATGCATCAGCTTTTGCTTTATCAGAAGCAGCCTTTGAACTTTCTCCTTTATTTTTTGCAGGTGCAGTATATTTTTTTTCAACAGCAGCTTGTTGTTTAGTTTCTGAAGCTTGGGCTTTAGCAGCTGGAGCAGGAGTTTTTTTAGGTGCAGGACTTCCACCACCTTGTTTCATTGCTGGCATATCATACCTCCATAACCCTTAATTGGCTCTTAACATTTGAAGAAGATCTTCCATATTGAGCAGATATTACAACAAACTTTTTATTTTCATCTACCATTTTTACTCCCTCTGGCAAATCAAAGTTAATTTTAACAATGTCTCCAAGTTGAACATGTGCGGTTGCAAAAGTATCTATTTCAAAAACCTTTCTAGGTCTAATTGTTTTATCCAAAATCCATTTCATTACATCTTTTGCAGAATCTTCATTTTGAATATAAACAGAGTTTAATGAAAATGATTTATTTCCATATACCGATCTACTGTTTTTAATATTATCATAGATCTTTTCAGATCTTCCTGGAGAAACAATTAAATTTGCACTCGTAGTAACTGGATCTGAAAAGTTTGAAAGTTCTTTAAAGTAGTCGTCAACAGTAAGAACGTTTGATATATTTTGAGTAAATGTAATTCCTTGAATCATAATTCTATTTGTGGAATTTTCACTTAAATCTATTGCCTTATCTGTTGTATTAAAGATTAAGAACTCAGCACCATAAGATCCTGGCAAAAATCCTGCAATCTCATAAGACTTTTCTACAGTAAATGGGGGAACTATTTTTGCTATTAATGCTGGATACGCTTGATCATATTTAATATTAAAATATGCACACTCTCTTAAAATTGTTCCAAACTCTTCAAAATAAAAATCTACAGTTGGTCTTGTTTCTGTGCCAATAGAAGATAGGTAGGTATTTTGAATTATTGCTGGAAGAGAGTACTTTCTTAAAGACTCAACAGATACTGTGTTTTTTACTTTTTCTCTTAAAGAAACATCTTCTTCTTTTATATTTTTTAAAGCATAAATATTTTCAAACATACACTTGCTAGAACCTCTTGTAAACAAACAAGTTTTTAAACCACTACTTGGCATCTGCAAGGGGCTAGTATCAGAAAAAGTTCCAATTAGCCTATTGTTTAAATATATACTAAAATCAATTCTATAAATTCCACTTGAATTTCTACGAATATCTGCATCTAAAGATAGGTCGTATACTGGTATATCTTGAGAAGTTAGTCTGTCAGATCCAACAAACTTTCCTTCGTCAACAAGAATTCTTGCAAGAGATCCCCAAAGTTTTTTAGGAACTGCAATATTTGTTTTTCCAGGTTCCTGTGTAGAGTATGGAGTTTTTTCTACTTTATAAAAAATTATATTTTCAATAACAGTGTTTAAAGAAACAGAACCAGAGGTTGCTGCCGCACTTGCAGTTGACCCGTAGTATTTAAGTATATCTTCAGACATTGATGCTATTTCAAGATAATATCCAGAGTTCGTATCTATATCAACCATATATCCAATTCCGCCAGCCCCACCAGACAAGGTTGTTAAGTTTAGGTTTGCAACACTTCTATCAATTGAAAAAAGATCCATAGGGTTTAAAGCAGATTGAGTTTTGTCATTTTTTCTTTTTCCAATAATTCTCATTCTGGTTCCAACATGTCTATAGTCAGTATCCAAGTCTTTATATACATAGTTTACTAAGTCTTTATCAATTGATGAAGATAGTCCTGTATTTTGTAGTGATGGAATTGGATATGGTCCACTAAAAATTAATGCTGATGATTGAATTCCACCAACAGCTTGTTGATTATAGCTAGAAAATCCTTCTGTTCTTGAAGACTGTTTCATAAAGTTAGCAATTTTACTGGTTATTGAAGATTGGCTTTGTGAAATTGTATCGTTTCCAAGAGGGTATGCAGAAGCTGAAACTGAATCAGAGACTGGCTTAGAAGGTAAGAACTCTATTGGTTTTGTATCAAATATATTAATAGAGTCCATTCTAAATGATTTTCTATTTGCTGAATTTTCCCAATAAGGATTTAGTCCAGCAGAATGGTTTGCAACAATGGTTCCAAACTGACCTCTTCCATGAGACCTAACTTCACCATTTTTGTACCTAACATTTTCTTCTAAATTATCAAAATTAGATCCTGATGCATTTTCATAGTACGGTTCTGTATAAATTCTAAGCAATCCTGTTAAAATCATTTTTCCATTAAACACCAATTGAGAAAAATATTTTTGATATTCATTATTATTTGTAATCCATACAAGACCGTTAGTAGCAGAAGCAGATGGAGCATCTACCTGATATTGCTGTGCATCATATCTTATAATTTCTCCATTAGCAAATAAGTATCCTTGAAATCTTGGAAGCCAAAAAGCACTTTCTCCAACATCAATTGTATTGTTTACTATTTGATGGTTTACTACTGTTGGCACAGCACTTCCAAGACTAGTTCCCAAAGGCACTGCTCCAAGTGCGTAGCCTACATTTCCAGTTGGTTGATTTATTGTTCTTGCCTCTTGCTGGTCTCCAAGCTCCCAAAGTATTGCACTTTTATATCCATAAGTTCTTTCACTTAGGCTTAAGCTTGCCTGTTCCAGCTTAGATACTTCTCTCTGAATATACCTAGTTGTATAATTAATTTGACCATCATTTAATATCTTTGTTTCAAATCCCGCAATTGTTTCAATGTTTGGAACGATGTTGTTGGTTTTTTGTCCGTAAAGGGTTGTTAGTCTTTCAGAAATTGCAGAATTATCATCTCTTACAGATATGTCAGGCATTAGATATTCTTTTGGCATAATTACAAAATTATTATACTCATCAAAAAACATTGCTGTCTGGGTAGCTTGTGCAAGTCTTTGTAAAACTTCTGCAACAGATGCATCTGGCTCAACAAAGAAAAATGGAATTACTGGATCATTTGCAGTATTAATATTTTTAAAAACGTAGTTACTAAAACCAATATTGTCTAGTAATAGTGCTACAGCTTTTGTAAGAGTAGAGTTCTGTAAAAATATTGAAGTAGCATTATTAGACTCTAATATAAAATAAGCATCTCTTAAACTTAATGAAACATCTTGCATACCGCTAGTAGCAACTGCAGCATTTTCTGAGTAAAATGTTTTTAGTGGAATAAACTTATCATATCCATTAACATCTAAAATAGATTCGTAAAAGTCAAACTTAATTTGTGGTTTAAGGTTGTTTGCTATAATACTTCCAGTTCTAGTAGTATTGTTAAAAACATTTAATTCTGTAAAAACTCCATCATGGTTTGATAAGTTAACTGCTCCAGTTGAAGCTACGAGTCCTCCAACTGGAAGACCAAAGTCTGTTGCCATAAGATTTTTATTAACTTCGTAATCTAAAACATAGTTTGTCATATCAACCTTTAGTCTTGGCGATAATTCAATTAATTCAAATGGCTTGTTTGGAGCATACATTGTTTCTACAACAACTCTAATTCCTTTAATAAAAGTAAACTCTCTATAAATATAATTGTTTCCAAGGTTAAAGTAATCTGGATTTAATATTTTTTTAATTAATCCAACTCTTTTTGTATCATCTTCTTCTAGTAATGAAAATCCATATTCTGCATTAGAAGTCTTCCATTCTTCATCTTCTTGACTCCAAACATATAAAATTCCTGGTTCTGTGGCAGAGCTACCAACTATATAAGCATCTCCATCTCTTACTCTTAATCCAGAATTGTAAATGCTGGTATCTGGAAGTTGATTTGTGTTATCAAGATACTGGTATAAATGAAAATTGGTCTTAAACCTTTCTGGAATTTTAACACCATAGTATATTTCTACATGACCGTCCCATGGAACTATTCTTGAACCGTCTCTTCTTGTAGAACTTTCGTTAAAGGTTGCTGCATCTAGCCAGTTGTTATTAGTATCAAGATATTGAATTTTCCATCTTTTTGGGATTGATGATTTTGTTATATCTTGAAGTGGATCTATAACTAAATTATTATTACTTCTAATTCTTCCTGGAACTAAAAATTCTCCATTAATTCCAACTGCTGTTGGATCTGCTAGATTAGTTTGCATCTTTATAACTATTCTATTTGTGGCAACTTGATTTTTATAAGAAACAAAGGGAACACAATCGTTTATTTTATAAGAGGGATCTCCAGCAGTAAAAAATGTAGCAGCCTGACTTGATATTCCAAACTCTTGCCCATCTTCTTTTCTATAGGAATTCCAGTATTTAAATTTATCAAATCTAGAACAAAAATAATATCTAGGTCTTTTTCCAGATCTAATACTGTCTACAAACTTTGTATTGTTTATATTAGATTCTCCAAAATAAAGAATTTTATTAATTCCAGACCTTGGTCTAAATGGTTTAATGCAATCTTTTAAAGAGTAGTAAAGCTCTCTACTTGTTTCTCCTGAGTAAAACGTTAAAGGCTCATTAGGATTATCTGTCTTATATTCAGAAATGTAGTTAGATTCTAAAGCATTTGTATAAACATTTGCATTATCCTGAGAGTCATACTCTGGATATAAAGTTCTATAAATAACACTTGCACTATCTGGTCTAAATCTATAATTTCCATAGTTGTCCAAATTTAATAAATCATTTTGATTCCATTCAGCAATGATCAAAGAATCTACATCAATACTATTTTTTGTTTGAATATGATTTATTAGGTCACTATCTGAAAACATTATACTTCCTCAAGAGAAATAGAAACATCCCAAAGGTCGTGGTTAGTTCCGCCTCTTTTAATAACATTATAACTAAAGTCTGAAACAAAAACTTCTAAAACATCAGAATACTTATCTAGCTTTTCATATATTCCAACAGAAAAGTTTTGAGGCTTATCATAAGATAAGAACATATAAAACGATCCAGGATTTAAGCTATACCATTCTAAAAGCTCTGCCCCACCAGCACCACCATCTGCTGTATATTCTGTTAATGAAAGATCGGTTCTAATTCCATTGGAATCAAATTCTGGATCTCCATCAAAGGATCTAGATGGCAACAAATTGTAAGAAAAAGATATATTCATTTTGTCTGCAATATGATAAGAACGCATATGACCATTTACCATTCTTTTTCTATTTTCCAGTCTATTTGTATTAAAACTAATATCCCCTCTATTATGGTCAGAAAGAATTATAAAGTCTTCTCTTTCTATTCCAGAAATTTGTGGAACTCCGTCTAAGATTCCACCAGAGTTATTGGAAAAAATAATTGCCTGTGGTCTTGCCCACTTTTTTCTAGCATTTAAATATGCACTGCTAACCATTAATACCTAGTACTCCTTAAATTTCCTCTATTTTGTTGCGAAAGTTTTGCCATTACAACATTTGCAATATCATCTGGAGAAGCATTAGTTCCAGAGACATTTACATTTACATTATATGTACTATTATACATTGTTGAAGAAGGAGAGATTACATTTGTACTAGGTGTTGGAATACTTGCCACTCCACTTTGTGGCACAGAGTATCTTGGAGATCCTATTCCATCTAAGAAGTTATTTGTTGGAACACTTGGTGCTCCACCCATTCCAGAGAATACTTGACTGTTTAAAGCTTCTAAGAATCCTCTGTTATTGTCTGCTACTGACTTTCTAACAACAAATTCTCCAGGGGTTAGCATGGCTGGAACCTTGTCCGTCATACCCCTTCCAGGAACCGTACTTCCAAATGCCATTTTTAGTGCTGGAGGAGACTCTGTAGAGCCCTTGTAGGCAACTCCACCATTTGCCATTTTTGCTATTTTTCCACCATACTGTTTGTACTGAGAATATTCAGATCCAGAAAGGTTTTTAAAGTCTACCAATAAAGTATCTAAGTATCCCTTTTGTACAGCTGTCAATTCGTTGTTAATTTCTTTTAGTTTTAATGCTTCAATAGTTTGCTTTTGCTGTAATAGATATGTTCTTAATTCTGCATCAGCACGTTTTTCTGCCAGGCTCAGTCTTTCTGTTTCAATATTGTATAGTCTATCTTCAATGGTTTGAATTTGAGTTGCAATAACTTTATTAGCTTCTTCAATCTGCCCTCTTGTCATCATTACACCGTTAACAGATATTGCTAAAGACTCTATATCTTTTTGTCTTTGAGCTTCAAGAGCAGCCCTAGTATCTTCAATTTGATACTGTGCCTCTTTTTGCTGCATTTCGCTAGCAGCACTAGCTGCTCCTGCAATATCTCCAGATGCAAGTGCTGATGCGAGACCTATTTTTGAACGTTCTTGTTCAGCAATTCTATCATTTGCTGTAGAAACTTTATCAAGAGCCTCTAGCTTTGCATCATATGTTTTATTTACAGCATCTTCAGCATCAGCAAGTTTTTCTAAGGCTCTATTATTAAGGTCAATCTCTCTTTGTCTGCTTCTTATACCCTTATTTTCTGCCTGAGTTCTTTTATCCAAAGCTTTTTCTTGCATTTCTAAACTTAGCAATCTCTTTTCTTCTACTGACATTGCAAGGAAAGCAGTTGCTCTTTGAATACTTAGCTGTTTTTCTGCAGATTTTATAAGGTCTGCAAGTTGCTTCTTTCCCTCTTTTCTTATCTTAGAATTTTTTGACTCTGCCTTTCCTACCAGTTCAACATACCTTGCCTGGTCAATAAGAGAAATAGCTTCCATCTTTGCAGTTCCAAGATTTTCAGAGGTTGCTTTAAAATAATCCATCTTGGCTTTTGTTGCAGCTTTAAATTCTTTAATATATTCTGCAAGAGTTTGCTTTTTAGAGCCTCCGCCACCGCTAGAACCTACTCCATCCCCTGCTCCAGCACCTGCTCCAGCACCTGCAGTAAATGAGCCAGTAATAGATTGCATAAGTTTGCTTACTTGGTCTGCATAGTCTTTTCTGGATCCTTGATCCATATCCATATTACCATCTAAGGTAAGTCTAACATTTGCCAAAACTTCCATTTTTGCAAGAACAATTCTTTTTTCAAGATCTGGCAGGGCTGCAAATTGATCATATGTTACTCCTATTTGTTGCATAACTCCTGTAAAGTTATCTTTTGCATAAACATTCAATTCCTTGTCTGGCATTTCATCAAACTTTACCATTGCATCATAAAGTTGTGTGATCTCTGCTTGACTTGTAGTTTTTACATTAATTAAAGTATCGATATCTGGTATTTTTTTAAGAGCTTGTAGCTTATCATTTACTGCTTCAATTTCTTGTTCATTTAATCCACCATCTTTTAGTTTTACTAATATTTCAACATCTGCAAGATTTAATCTTCCTGATAAAATGTCTCCAAATGCTCCTGCACCAAGTTTTGAAACGCTTGCAGATATCTTTGCAACAGTATCCTCTGTTTGACCAGGTATGGCTAGAAGTAAGTCTTCAACCTCTTTCTTTTGTGCATCAATAACTGCCTGAGCTTGTTGCTGTTGCTCATTTCTAACTGTTGCACCGCCACCTCTTCCACCAGCAGCGACAACAGTTCCTTTTGAAGCAGTTACTAGTGCAGCCTGATTTTCAAATCCTAAGGCTTTTGCTGCTAAATCTTGATTAGCTTCAGATGACTTTGTTATTGCAGAAGATTGAGCTTGGAACTCTTTTAAGGTTATTGTTCCTTCTTGATAAGCTAAATTAAGAAGCTGTCTAGCCTGTGTTTCTTTTGCAAATGCTGAAGAAGTGGCTGCACTAACTTCACTAACTTTATAATTTTTTGCAAAATCTGCCTCTCCTCCTTGAAAAAGTTGGATAAACTTTTCTCCTGCGTTCATTTTTTCATATGCAGAAGTTGCATCAGCAGCTAATTTATTTGCATCAATTTTTGGACTAATTTCTGCAGTGATTGATGAAAGATTTTTTAACAAGTCTCCACCATCTGGACCCATAAGTCTAGTTAATTCTCCAGAAACTCCTACAGCAATTGACTGATCTCCCAAAGCTGTTCCAACTTCAACTGCAATAGCCCTTGCTTCTTCTGTGCCAATAGCACCAGATATAATTGCAGCAGAAAGTTGATTCTTTAAAGCTTCTACAGCGTTTCCTCCGCCAGCTTTTACTGTGCCAACATCTTTAAGCATTTGCTTTCCAGCATCGGATTCAACAAACTGTGCTGATTTTTGCTGAGCCTCTTGACCAATAGCCTGTCCACCGATTCTTTCAACTGCAGAAATTCTAGCTGCCTGAGCATTTGTTTGAGTTCCAAACTGTTGAGCAATTCCTTCAATTGTTTTTGAAGTTCCGTACATAGCTTTTGTAAATTCTGCACCAGACTTTTCAGCCTCTCCAATTCCTTTATTAAATTTATAAATTGCAAATCCTGCAAGTGCTAGTGGTGCAGTTATTCCTGCAAATAATGGAACTGACATACCAATTGCACCTGCCAAAGCTGTTGCTGCTTTTGGAAGCAAGGGGGTAATTATAGATCCAGCTAATCCACCAAACATATTTCCACCAGTTAAAGCTGACCCAACCTCATATCCACCAATACTAGCAGCCGTACCTCCAACAAGTTTTCCAGTTTTAGATCCAGCCAATCTTGTAGCACCAGCCCTAGCAGCAGCAACTAATCCACCAACAGCATATCCTTTAACTTTTCCACCATTCATCATTTCAAGTATTCCTTGATTTTGACTAGCTGCTTTTTTGTTTACAACAAATTCTCCTGGTGTAAGCATTGCTGGAACAGTGTCGGTATTTCCAAGTCCTGGAACTGGACCACCCTTAGCAAACTCTCTTACATTTTCAACATGTGCGTATTCATACTTTCCTTCACTTGGAAGTAAGGCATATTTTCTATTCTTAGCACTTTCATTTTGACGAATTCCTTTAACAACAACTTCTTCCCAGTTTTTTCCATTAAATCTCATTACCTTTCCAGAATCTTTAAAAAGAATGTGATCGTTTTCCTGTATAAGGCGGCTGCTTGAATTTTTTCCATATGAGGTAGCAACGGTCCCTGGTCTTGGAAGTTCTTGACCTTCAACAAATTCTTCTTTTAAGAATGGAGTATTTTCTTTTTCTTGAATTTTTGAAGAAGGCTTTCTCCAAACAGTTGCATAATTTGCCCCAGGAGAAAAAAGTGCAGCCCTATGTTCTGGGGAAAGAGATGACATAACTCTTTTATTGTGCAAAGATGACATAGGTATAAATTGAATATTGGCATTTTTTGGATCTCTCATGGCAGATCTAGTTGTTTCGTTTGATAAAGAATCTACATATCTTACTTCTTTTCCAGGGAATAATGCCTTTAGTTCCTCATGTCTGGCTTTAATTGCAGATCTATATGAAGATGGGCTAAATCCTTGTGGTGCAAATCTTGGACTTGCAATTGTAGAAATACCACTATCAGAAAGCATTCTTGAAATAAGCTGGTCTCCCTCTACACCACCCCCCTTTAGCATTTGATTATCAGAATTAGGCAATCTGTATACAAAATTATTTTTTGACTTTGATGCAGAGGCTCCTCCAACTGAAGCAGTTTGACCAGAAACCATTGACCCAGATCTTTTTATACTTCCAAATCTTGTTAATAATTTTTTTACATCATTAGGAACTGTAGGCGACATTAAGAAATCATCAAGAGTTCCTATTTTTCCATTATTTCTTCTTACAATATCAAGAATTGATCTTGCTTGAGAAACTATGGCTCCTCTATTTAAATATTGAACTCCATTAGCTATTCCGCCCTTATTAAGACCCTGAGTTTTGCCATCATTAATTGCTTGAAGTAATCCAAGATTATTTTTAGTAGCTTCCTTGTTTATAACAAATTCACCAGGAGTTAGCATTGCTGGAACAGTGTCAGTATTACCAGACCCTGGAACACCACCTCCAAAGTTTCTTCTTAGACCTCTTACTCTAACTGAACTAGTTTTTCCTTCTCTTGCAGCAGCACCTGCAGCACCAGCAATTCCAAATGTTGGCAAGTTACCTGCAGCAGCCTGTGTTGCAGCCATTGAGCTATACGCCTTTGTTAAGTTTGCAATAGCGGCAGCAGCTGCGTTTGCAGTTCCAACTTGTTTCATGAGGGTTGTATTTAAAATTTGACTTGCACCAGAAAGTTGTTGGGCAGCCATTGCTGCATCCATTTCAGCGAGACTTAAATATTTTGAACTTTGTGTAAGTGCTTTTACTGCTCCTACTGGACCACCTGTAATAAATCCTTTTCCAAATAAAGCTATTCCCTGACCTATTTTTGCAAGTGTTCCAATAAGGTTTAGGAATAAACCAGTCATCATTGTTACTGCTGGAATAACAACACCAACAATTACTGCAGCAATTGCAGCAAATTGTTTTTGAGTATCTGACAATCCGTTAAAAGATTCTGCAACCTTTGTTGCAAAATTAACTAGTGGAATAGCTAGTCTAACAAATAGCTCTCCAATAGGAGCTATTGCTAATTTAAATCTTTCTACCGCCCCTGTTAATTGCACACCAAAAGATTCTTCAATTGTTTTTAATTCTTTGTCTGCAGTAGCACCAAGTTGTTCTGTGCTATACCCCATTGTTGCAATTACTTGCTGAGCTTGAGATCCTTCTCTAGAAATATTTTCAAACAAAGCTCCAAGTTTTGCATATTGGAATTTTCCAAATACCTGCTCAAGAGCTTGTTGTCTTGAGAACTGATCAAGACCCTGCAAGGCTTCTGCAAAAGATCTAACAGTCCCCATAAGGTCTCCCTTATTTGCTTCAATAATAGACTGAAGATTTATGCCCATACTGCTCAGCATTTCATTTGCTTGCTTTGTAGGATTAATCAAAGAAGCAAGACCAGACTTTAATGCGTTAGCACCTTCAGCAGCGTCTACTCCACCTTCTTGCATTGCTGCAAGGAATACTGTAAGGTCTTTTACGTCTCCACCAAGACCTTGGATAACTGGTGCAACACGAGGAATAGCAGCAGCAATATCTTGCAAGGAAACAACTGTTTGGTTTTCAACCATATTTAAAAAGTTAATTGTATCTGCAAGATCTTTTCCTGATAATCTAAATGCAGACTGCAAAGATATTGTTGTTTCAAGTGCTGCATTCTGATCCATTTGACCAAGTGTTGCAAGTCTTGTTGCTTGAGATACTGCATCAGTAAGATCTGCATTTTGTCTACCAGCAGCAGCAGCCTGGGCTGCAAGACCAATAGTATCTTTTACTGCAATTCCATATTTTGTATATTCAGCAGCAAGACCTTTTACTGCTTCTAAGTTTTGATTTAATTCTGCTGGAGTTGTAAAAATATCTCCATATACCTTTTTAAATGCAACCGCTTGTTTTTCAAGATCCATAAAAGTTTTTCCAGCAATTGATCCAAATATTGTAAGGGGTACTGTAAATCCGACCATAAGCTGACGACCAGCCCACTGAACATTTTTACCAAAGTTAATAAGCTGAGTAGTTCCTTGCTTAAACATGTTAGAAAGAATTTGAGTTTTTTGTGCAGCTACGGCTGCTTCTGAAGAAAATGCAGCAAGTGGTCTAACTGCTAAAGCATCTTGAAATCCATTTGCAGCACCAGTAGTTGCAATAAATTGTGTTTGAAGTCTTCTTGCTCTTTCTGAGGCAAGTGCCATAGTCTCTGCTGCAATAGCACTATCTTTATTAAACTTTGCACTAAAAAATTGCCCAAGGGAAGTTTTTCCTTTGGACAAAGTTTTATCTAGCGTTGCAGCAGCGGTCTGAAGTTTTATAGTTTCTGCAGTAAATAATCCAGTTTTATTAATTGCCTTTTGCAATTCTCCAGAAAACTCTTTTGCAAAAGCATTCTGTGAATTATTGCTCTTATTAAGAGCTAAACTAAAAGCATTAATCTGGGTTTGCAAAGCTTGAAGTTGAGACGCAGCACGACCTGTATTAATCTCAATATCAATAATGCCTTTTGCAACTTCAGCCATTATGTAATCACCTCATATTCCAAGCCATGTCCAATACCAAAACCAGCTTTTCTGGCTGCAGCACCTTGCAAGGCAAGAATATCATTAGGATTTGATGTAGCACCATTGCTATAAACTCTAGCCTTCATCTCTTCCCATTTATTATCAGACGAAGAGGAATCTATATCAACACCCTGTAAAGCTGCTAAAAATTTCTTTTCTTCATAGTCTTGACTACTTTTAGCTTCTAGTATTGCTACTAGTTCAGGCATTGATATACTTTCCTCCATTTCAGAATAATTCTTCCAGAATCCCAGAAGAAATACTCTTGATTCTAACTCAGCAAGATCTAGTTCGTCCCAACTAGAGCCGCTGCCAGTGCGTTTGGGTCATTCAACTTGATCCCTGCAGCCACTTCAATTACCTTGTACACAGTTGGGAGATCCATGATTTCCTCTAACTGCTCCTTAGTCGCTAACTCTGGACTGTATTGCTTCATTGCAATAACCGCACAGTTTAACAAAAGATCCATTGATTTGATATTATCTTCTGCAATTTTTGGATCACTAATTTTTTGAAACTCTTTCATAAAATCTCTCAATAAAGAAATTTTAAGGGGTTTCATAGAAATAGCAGAACCATCTAATAGTTCTACTTCTACAACTTCGTATACGCTAGTTGCCATTTATTCCTCCTATAGAATATATTCAATTATAGCATAAATGCCTTATTAAATAAACAATGCCCACCCCTTGTGAGGGTGGGCAAAGTCTCTATATTAAATTATTTACGAACCAACGACACGATCAACGATCTTGCCATAGGAACCATTGGATGCTGGAAGCAAACGGAATGTAACTTCATACATAGAAGGTTCATCACGCTTTGCAGAAACAGTTACGTTCTCAATTGAGAGAACACGATGTCCTACATAAACACGCTCTACCTTGTTTGCACCAGTTGCTGCAGGATCACCAGAACCTGGACCAACAGCAATAATTGCACGTTCTACAGGAACATCGCCTAGTTCACCAGCTGTAACATTAAGAGTTACTTCGTCTGGATCTGCATCGTCATAGTTAGAATCCGCAGTTGCAATTGCAACAACAAGGTTCTCAAGTGTGGCTTCAGCGAATGCTGTAACCATGCTAACCTGCATACCTTGCTTGTAAAGCTTTGCAACGTCAAGAAGCTGATCTACCTGTACTTCACCGAAGTCTGGTTGGAACTGTACTTCTAAAC